TCATAATTGTGCGGGTAACATATATTCGTAATTTGCTAAACCACTATCCACTGTAATGCGCATAGCGGGTGAGTCACTGATGTAGATGGATTTGTCGCCTGGGAGGTCCATGATGCTGATAAATTGTCTAACAGGCCATGAGTATGATTTTGTAACCTTACCCGTAACATTTGCTTCAAACACAAAATTACCACTATGTGTTGTAGCTTTACCCATATAAATTTTTAAATCATTGCCTTCTTGTTTTAAAACAAAGGTGTTTTCATCACTATTGGCTTGCATTTGTCGTTTCAATCGTTGGATATTTGCAAGCTTTGGTTCAAAGTGTATGTTCCATATTGCACCTGCGAACTTAACAGCTTTAACACGTTCTTTAACAAGTAACTCAGACATTAATCTATAATCATTAACAAAATCACCATTAGCAGTTTCAAAATGTATTGCAGTTGGTGCTCCTTCATTAGTTCGTGTCATTGTTATTGATGCGTTTTTATCATAATCCTCAAACTTTAAAATAGTCTTGAGTTTGGTTAAATTAGGCATACCAAACATACCAATAAAATCATCCTGTGCTGTATGGAATACTCCTTGCACAATAACAGTATGATCATCTGCTACTGCGTTAATAATAGTTGACTTGTCTGTACCTGTTACTTTAATAAGATCAATAAATCCTAATGAACAAGTATGTTGAATCAAGTCTAATAAATAATCTCTCATGTTTTATCCTTTGTATGATTATAAGACTCTATTGGTAATAATCAAGTAATTTAGATGTTTACTCAAACGTAAACAGCGAATCAAATGTATTATAAATGTTAGTGGTTCGTTCTAAGTCCCAATCAAGCCCACCTATTAAGTTATCAATCTTTTTATCTACCAACGTATATTCCATTTCTTTATCATTAAATGGTAATTCTGTAAACCATTTTGGCAACCGTAACTCATCTGTTGGGTACGCAATACTTGTAAAATTAAGAACATTGTTCTGTAACTTACACACAATAACCTTAGCACCATTAGTAATCTTAGTACTGTAGTTATCATGATTTAACTCACGTAAAAAATTCCAATTAAGGCTTGCACGAACGTGGCCTGGCATGTTGACTTTGCCATCCTTACTTTTCTTTAATTTTTGTTCATATAGTGTTAGCTTGTTAACTGCTTTAGGACTACCCTTGTTCCAACTAGGCATATCACGCAAACGTTTTTTAAATTCAATGATTTGCTGAATTGTATCTTCTTTGGTCGCACCTGCAAGTACACTTTCTAATACACTAAACAAAAATTCTTGAACAAACTTTGGTGTATCCGCACGTTTCAAATCTAAGCCCATGGCTTTGATTTTACCTGTAGCACCATTCTTATCTAAACGCTTACCCTCTTTGTCATAGATATTAACTGCATAACGTTTTTTCGTAATGAATAATCCACGATCAGCTACTAATTCACGACCTGCTACAATAATATTTCCATTCTTTGGTGGACAATGAAAAGCACGATGCATGAAATCAGGAAATGTTGAATTAACCGTATTACCTAGATCATCGTATATCTCAATCGCATATTCTTTAGTCCAATTCTTTCTTAAATTTTCGTCTTTTGACCAAATAGGCCATCCACTAAAATAACAAGAATCAGTATCGCCATAAACAATAGCTTCACCTGTGTGATCATATTCACCTGCAATTAATTCATTTAAGGTTGCACTCATGTGCTTGACAATTTGCCTACCTGTTAGTGTCGTACTTTGTCCAATACGCTTATCATAAAATCGACAATGTTGATTTAACAATGCACCATATGCAGAATTAAGCAAAATCTTACGTACAAGTTGTCGCTTATCAAAAAACTCTGCTTCTTCAGGAGTCTTGGCTTCTTTAAGTTGCTTTTGAATTTGTTTACGTTCGCTATACCATCTCGTCAACAACCCAGGTATCACCCCCTCATTCTCATAGGTAAAAATTGTACCATTAGCACTTAAGATCCATGGTTTGCCACTATCGAAAATAAGTTTATGCACCTCAGCAGCACTGAACTCTTGTGCTTTTCCACGTTCCCATTCTATGGTAATCATGGTATCACGCTCTTGGTTCATTACTGCGGTATATTCTAGTGTGCCAAATAATCCTTCCCATAAGATAGGACCATCTTCTCCTTCAACTTCTTCATCCTCCGCAACCTTACGATTCTTTTTCTTTTCACGTGCTAATTTTTGACTTTTGTCATATAAATATTGGTCGGTTAATGTTTGCTTAAGTTGTCCAACAATAGTTTCAGGTGCCATGTTTAATGCACGAATCGTTGATGGATATAGAGAATTCAAATCAACTGCAGCAATCCATTCATGAATACCTTTTTTAGGGTAAGCGACATATGCACCCGCAGCTTTGGTTTCATCTTCTTCAGTACGATATGGTTTATCAGGAATAATAAGCCCACGTGAATGTGCCTCATTAATAACAGCTTGTTCAATCATAGCTACACTACCCATTACGGTAGGCAACAACACTGTATTTTGATGTGCAATACTGTTTGCTAAATCTAAGAATTTAAGCTTAGCATGAATCTTATATAACAACATTGTATCTTGTCTGTTATATTCAAGAAATGTTTTCCAATCTTTGTTATAAAGTTGGTCTAGTGTGCCCTCATATTGGGTTTTCTTTTCTCCAACTTCCATTTCCCCAATATAATCTAATTTATAACTATGACGTTGTTCGTAGTTATACTTCTTGTATAATTCAAGATAGTCCATGTGTACTCGACCAACCAAGTCATAAGTGACTTGTTTTTGGTCAAACTGCACAAATTCACGTTGGCGTGGATATTGATTAAACAGACAAAATCTGCGAGTATCATCCTTAGACATAACTTGGGTAACACGATTAACCATGTATGGAATATCGTATCCTCCACTATTCCAACCTGTTAGTACGTCTGCATCTTCAATCAGGTCAAAGAACAAGTTAAACATTTCAATTTCATTTTTACAAACTATGGTATTTTCAAAATGCTTAACAGTTTCTTTAACTTGTTCTTCAGTATAACCTGTAGGTGGAATACATAATGTAATTAATGCGTCCATCCAATCTAAGTATAAAGAGATTGAGTTTACTGCGTTGAATGGGTCATCAGTTGGGGCAAATCCTTTATCAGGATCAAAGTTTACCTCAATATCAAAAAAGCATACATGCAAGTTTGGTGGTGGCATATCCAAATAATTATCAGATAAGCACCTAAAAACAGGATTAATATCACTTTCAAATATCTGTGATTTAGTCCGATGTATGCGCAATTCTTTTATGAATTCATTTTTGTTTGACGCTGTAATTTTAGACAAGGAATCTCCGTATACACTACGGTATTTTCCTTTTGGGTCAGTATAGTAAAAAAGGTATTTTGCTTTGTATTCTTGATAAATGCGTTTACCTTTTTTATCACGTTCGACAATGTGAATTTTATCAGATTCACGATCTAATAATGCGTCAACATATGACATAGATTATAGTGTTTTACCTACGGTTTCTAGAATGTTTTCTAATAGTTCGTGATCTTGTCTTGCTTTACCTAATTCTGCTTTATGTGCAATACGAATTGCTTTTTTTAATACGGTTGCTTTGATATTCATTTCTTCAGCAACTGCTTTAACCGTATCATTTAATCCTTCTTGCATGGTTTCAATTTCATGCATGACTTGGCAACCTTCATTGATTAAATGCGTAAGTTTGGCTTTTTGTTCTGCTGAAAACATAACTGTTGACATAATAACTCCTTTGAGAAAGTACTTAGTCTACAGTATAATTGTAAAAAAACAATATTTTTTGGATAATATATCTATAGGAATATCTGTTTTAACTGTGGCATGACTGAATTTAAATCAGTATATAACAAACCAATACCACCTGCTTGTTTAAAAGCATCAATTTTTTTGGGTGTATCGTCAATTAATACAGCAGGTTGGTGTCCATAATTTGCCCACTTCCATTTGTTAGGCTCAAATATTGCCTTCCTAGCAATTTCCCATCCTAAATTTGCGGCTAACCAATCCTTCTTACCAATTTCACTTGCTTTACGACTGTCTTTAGGATCAACCCCACTACTACGTAAAGGTGCGCTTAATATACGCCAATCAACATTGTGATCATTTAACCATTTAATTAAACGCATACCATCAGGTAATGGTGGCATATTAGCGAAAAATTCTTTTACCCCACGTGGTCCTAAGCTACGCAGACTATCTACCCTACTTTCTATGTCTGTACCATCATAGTTTAAAATAGCTTGATCAAAATCTGCTAATACTCCATCCATATCAACAAACACAAATGGTTTAGGTTTGGTAACTTCAAAAATTTTCATACTCTACAATTCC